TTAGCGCAGGCTGGCAGGCGAAGCGGTGGGCGCTGCCACAGGCCGGACAATATAGCGTGCCAGCGATTCATGGGTGACAAACGTACAACCACACTCAACGTTCTGGCACTGGTGATAACGCTCTTTGGTTTCGGTACTGAGGTAGCGGCTTGAGCGCGCATGCGCGGCCTGCTGGCATACCGGACAATGCATCATAATGGGGTCTCCTTCGTGTTTATGCTAGCTATGATAGCCTCCAATCTTGCAAATACAAATTAAATAATGCATTTGTGATTTTTATTTTGCTTCATACTCAACATCATTGATGCGAACCTCCAGCTCCACGCTGCTGACAAAACCCTGAGTGTTCATGGTATGGGTCACTTTTTTGACGACCCACATCCTGGCGTTAATCACATTTTTGAACCCAGTCACTATCACCGGCGTTTCGGGACGCAGGTCTGCTCTGCCCTGCGCAAGGGTAATTGAAAATTTCGCCGCGTTGCGCTGGATCTCGCTCCATTGGGCTTCAGCTGCCAGCTTCGCCTCCTCTTTATTCGCGAACGTGGTGGAGAGAATCAGAACGTTTTCTTTTGAGCCTGCTGTGTAGTCTGTCGGCTCGCTTTTCCCATTTGAGGCTGCCTGGCTACTGACCGCCTGCGGATGGGAAATCGGCGTGACCTTCTGTTGCGATGATGTTCTCTGTAGCTGAATCGTGTTCTGGTTTTTTGGCATGGCGGTATCTTGCCAATGCGCCGTGACGCCAGAGTAGTTGATGCGATCGGCAACCGAGAAATCATGGCTGTCGCCATCGCTACGGGCTATCGTGGCGGAGGGCATTGTTTCGCCGCCTACTACGCACATGCCCGGGACGATGAAAAACAGTTTGCCCGATTTGACGGCGATCTCGGCACCGTTACGCCGCGCCAGGCGCGTCAGAAAGTTTGCGTCGGACTCATTCGACTGATCGATATGCGCAATCTTAATCTGCGCCAGCGAGGGTGGCAGACTGGTGTCCAGCTTATTACGTTTAGCAATCTCCTCAACGATGGCGCCGAGCGTCGTATCATGCCAGGAGCTATCCTGTGGGCTGTTCAGGCTGCCGCGAAAATCTGCGCTTTTAGCGGTGACGCTAACCTGATCCGGTGTGCCTTTGTGGCTGACCTGGTCGACAATAAAGGAGCCCATTTCAGTCAGCGCAGCACCCTGCCAGCCGATGGCCAGCGTGATGACATTGCTCCGCTCTGGCATCTCGATTTGCCCGTCAGCATCATCAAGTGTCAGCGTAAGCGTATCCGCTTCGAACCCCCGGTTATCCGTCACCGTCAGGGCAATCAACCGGGACTGAATATTGCCCGTAATATCCTTCTTCCCGAGCTTTAATGAAAATGCCGGCGTTTTTACCCGTGCTAAGCCGTTTGTGAATGCATTAAGCATCAGAACCTCTCCAGCATGTTGGTCGCCAGCTGCTTACCCTGGTCATAAATATCGCCAAACATCGCTTTCAGCGACTCATCGACGCGGGTCAGCTTCAAGGTGAAGTTGATTTTGCGCGGCGATCCGTCCGGGTAAAAAAGGGTGCCGGTTTCGCTGACGCTATTAATCACAAACATCCCGTAAATCATGCCCGTACCATCAATCAGCGGCCAGGCTTTGCCCTGTTCCGCCATCAGACGTACCGCCGAAAGTGACAGCGTGCCGCCGGTAATCTCCGGGAAGAGTTCGCCACTGATAGTGATGGTGTCGTTTTCCGGCCCGGTGTACTGAAAGGCGTTGCGTTTACCCATGCGCGCGTTGCTGGGCCATCTGAAGGTGCTATCGCGTTGCATGGTTTGATAGGGCAGCGTCTGCCGCATAAATACAAAAAGCCCAAGTGCCAGCATCATGAGGCAAATCCTCCTGCCGCGCTGAATTGTGAAAGGGAGTTAGTGCGTTTCTCCTGCTCGTGCTGCGCCAGCAGATCTCTTAACTGGCGCGTGCCATCGCCGCCGGATGACATATCTCCCTGCAGAGTGATGTTGTATTCGCTCTTGCTTTGATCGACATAGGATCCGCCGGTCGCAGGGCGCGCCGCCTGATAATTGTCTAAGCGTGGAGGTTGCACCATGCCAAACGCTGCACCGCCAGTGGTCGGTTGGGTTTGCTTATCCGGGCTGGCATCAGCGGATTGTTTGTTAATAACGCCAAGCTTATCCAGCAACCAGGTGACGCCCTCGATCAGCAGTTTTAGCGGTTTGAAAGGCAGTGTCAGTGCCTCAACCAGCAGTTGACCGAAAATCTTTCCGGCGTTACCGAAGCTCTCAAGGGTTTGCTGGCTGGATTTGACGGGGGTGAGCAGATCGCCGAACCACCCTGCAATGTTACTTATCACCTGGCCGATACCTTCGAAAAGCGGCTGGAACGGCGCAAACAACTCGGCAATCGGGGCAAACGCCGTTTTGATGCCTTCAATCACGCCGCCAAAGAAGGCACTAACCGGCTCCCAGTACTTATATATCAGCAGCGCAGCTGCCGCGATGCCGGCAATAATGGCGATAATCGGTAGCGTGAGTGAGCCAATAACTGCCGCTATCCCGCCGAAAATAGTGGTAAATACGCTGCCGAGCGTCGTCGCGATGGTGATAAGCGTGCTGATGCCGGTGAACACCGGCGCGATAACGCCCGCCACGGTGCCGACGGCACCCGCGATGCCCACCACGACCGTGGCGATAAGCCCAAAACTCTGCACCAGACCCTGATTATTTTGCACCCACTCTTGCAACTTCCCGACGTAGCGGGTCGCAGTCTGCACCAGCGAGCGCAGGGATGACTCCTGGGTACTGAAAATATCAACGCTCAGGGACTGATAAGCCGCCTGCAGCGCCTCAAGATCGGTACCCAGGTTGCCGACACTGCCCTGCATCGCCGCGGCGGGGCCGGCAGCGCTATTCTGCAGTGCTGCGACCGCCGTTCCCGGAGCTCCGGTACTGTTTTGCAGGGTAGCAACGGCTGTTCCCGAGCCGTTTTGCAGCGTAGCGACCGCTGTTCCGGAGGCGGGGGTACTGTTCTGTGCACCGGGCTCTGCGTTATCGGACGCCGCAGCCGGCGCAAGCGGGCTGTTTTTCAGCGAGGCTTCATAGCCCGGCTGCATAATTTTTTTGCCGAGTTCAAAGCCGGTGGCGGCAATCGACTTGCCTCTCTCGCCAATGGCGGAGACCTTTTCGCCTGCGCCCAGAATGCGCTGCTGCACGGCCTGGATTTTTGCCGCACGTAGCTGGCGCTTCTGGTGCTGCTCCTGTTTGAGCGCCTGGCGCTGGGTGATCAACTGTGCCGACTCATCGCTGATACGGCTATTGAGCTGGAGTCGCGCGGATAACGGCGTTCTCGCCTCAATACCGGCTGTCTTCAGGGAGGTCTTATTAGCTTTGATCGTTCTGCGCAGGGTAAGACGTTCCTTTTTGAGCGCTTTCTCCGACCTGGGTTTTCCGCTCCAGGGATCGATAATCGCTGGCGCTGCTGTGCCGTTGGCGGCATTTTGCCTGTTCTGTTTGATGTCGCTCAGCTGCGCATTGACGGAGGCAAGGGCTTTTTCCGCGCGCATGATGTCGTCGACCTGCGCAAGCTGGGTGTACAAGCCGCGCAGGTTTTTCTCCGTTCCTTTCACGCTGTCAGACAGAGAGAGACTCTCTGTCTGCAACGATTGAAACGGGCGCGTCGCCTGATCAACAGCCGTGAGCAATTCCTCTAATTTTGCGCTGTTACTCATATCTGTTTCCGCTTCGCTGTAGCGCTTTCTCGCGCCAGGTGATGAGTTCTGTCAGGCTCAGGGGGTAGAGTTCTGACGGCGGCCAGTGAAAGATCACCGCGATATCCGCCATCAGATCGTCAACCGACAGAGAGGCCGGAAAAGTTACTGTGCCGAAGCCGGTGACAAAAAACCGACCACCTTGCCCGCCAGCGCAACCATATCGACCAGGTCGAGGGCGCCCACTTCCTGCTCCGTCAGCGACGGGGAGGTGATGCGCGGCAGCACTTTGATCAGTGCGTCGACATCGGCGTTCGCCACCGACGCCAGGCTCAATCCGCGCAGCGTACCGGCGTTGGGTTTCATCAGCGTCACGCTGTTAATCAGCTGCTCACCGCGCTTAATCGGCGTTTCCAGGGTAATCACGTTGTCAGTTTCGTTGCTCATGGCATCCTCACTCTCTTCTTCGCGGGAAAAGGTACCCGGCCAGCAGGCTGACCGGGCGGTTGTTACAGGCCGATGTTACGGCGGTGCTGCTCAAGGCGATCGACGCCGTTCACTTTCTCCACCATGTTTACGGTGTCGATTTCCACCAGCTCCTTGCCATCCATCGTCAGCTTGAAGTAGCTGCAGACCACGGAGATTTTGGACTCGGTATCTTCGCCCGGCTTGTTCTCACCGGTGTCGATCTCTTTCTGACGACCACGCATGACCACTTCAACGGCAACCGTCTCGCCGGTGTCGTCGCGCTGGTAGGAGCCGGCAAAGCGAATCGGAACCGCATCCGCGGTGGTGGCACCATAGAGTTCCCAGATGGCAGCATCCGGGAAGCCGCCCAGCGACCACTCCATCGACAGGGCTTCGTCATCGAGACCCATATCAATCGGCGCCACGCCGTTCATGCCTGCGCCACGGTAGTTCTCCAGCTTGCGGGTCAGCTTCGGCAGCGTGATGGATTTGGCGATCCCCTGATAGCTAAAGCCATTGAGGAACACGTTCATATATTTAAGTTTTCGCGGCATTGCCATCTATCTGTTCCTTACTTGCTGTTAACTGAGGAGACCAGGTTCGCCAGATACTTATCCGTGATGCGCTGGCGCAGGGTCAGGTTTTCCAGAGGCGGCACCGGCGTATAGTCGTAATCGATATAGAGCTTGCCCGCCTTCAGCGATGCGGCGTCGTTAGCCTCTTCATCGAACCAGCAGGTGGCATCGATGATGTAGCCATTGCTTTTCAGCTCGCGGAATTTGGCATTGATGCCGTCGATGATGTCGCGAATCAGCGATGCGGTGATCGGTTTGTCCACCGCCCACATATGCGCATCAGCCATGGTGTCGGCAATCACTTGCGCGGTACGGGTGTAGTTTTCAAACAGGAACAGCGGATCGTCGGAGCAGGTGCGGTTGCCCCAGAAACGGAAGCCATCTTTGCGAATCAGCGTGGTAACGCCCGCTTCGTTCAGCAGATCGGCATCGGTGCCCGACTCCTGCAGATCCCAGAACACCGGGGTGCTGATGCCGGTAACGCCATTGACGCCGACATTGGAGAGGGTTTTATGCCAGCCGGCGGACTGGTCGATCGCCGCACGCATGCCCAGCGCGCGAGCCGTTGAGTAAGCCACGGCGGAGCTGTTGCTGGCGGTATCCCAGGCGAGGAAATCCGGCCAAATGATCATCAGTTCGCGCTGGCTGAAGTTTTCGCGATACTTGATCGCTTCAGAAATGGTTTTACAGCCCCAGGCGCTGACATAACCAAAGGCGCGCAGCTTCTGGCAGATCGGTGCCAGCGCGGTAGCGACTTCGAGGCTATCGAGACCTGGTACGCCAAGAATGCGCGGTTTCACGCCGGTCACCGCTTCGGCGGTCAGCAGCGCTTTCAGGCCGGTATATTTACCGTTTTCGTCGGTGGTGCCGATGATATTGGAGAGGGTCTGCGCCTTGGCATCCTCACCGCTGCCTTCAGCAACGCGAACAACAACAATCACCGGTTTCGCCTGGTCAGCAATCGCCTGCAGCGACGCCGCCAGCGTGCCTTGCTTGCCCGCTTTAGCGATCGCGCTCTGCACGTTGGTGATCAGAACCGGCTCATTAAGGGGGAACATCCCTGCGTCTGCATCGCTGGCGGTACAAACCATGCCGACAATGGCCGTTGAGACTGTGGAAATGACGCGCGTGCCATCGTTGATTTCGACGACCTGAACGCCATGATGATAATCACTCATCCGTTTAACTCCGTGGTGTTGGGGTGAGTGCTATTTTCGAGTCTGGCGTCGCGGCGCGCTATTTGTCCGGGTTGGGTGCTGCGCAGGACAACAAAGGTCAATAAAAAAAGCGGGCTTACGCCCGCCTGGTTTATGCTGGCTTTTCCGGCCAGATAATGTCTGATGTCTCAGTGTCTATCCTGTTGAGAAACACTCGGTATTTTTTCCATGCGGCAAGCTGCGACTGCTCTTCATCCGAGGCAATTTCAAGCTCAACGGCATCTTGAAGTGGTGCAATAGCTTTACTAGCCTGGGTCATCAGTATGCTTTTCAGTTCTGTCATTTCCAGCTTCCTGGCCGCGCGTTCCGCTTCAGCGTCATCAACCCATTTCTTGCCGTCCCACTTCTGATAATTACCGGTGGGGGAAAGAAGGGTGACGTTGTCAGGTAATGGGCCCAGTGCAGAAATATAAATTTTCTTACCGGTATTAATATCAAATACCGTCAGGCCGCGGTGATCCTCCTTCACATCCCAACTTGTAGTGATGGGATTAAAAACAGCGATCTTGCTGTTTACCGTATTCGGTGGTTCGATGTCAGTGCAGTGCGCAGGCAGGCCCGTATTAGGCGGTATGTAGACACTAGCTTTTCCGATAAGTTCACCAGTTTCCGTACTCAGGTTATATACCGTGATCGTTCTGGGTTTGTCGGTCATTCTGAACATTATGCAAGCCTCACGATGTAGTTAAATGCGATGTTTTTAACGGTGTTTTCATGGTTGCCCACCCCGGCGACCGTTGCTGTATGACTGTGTGCACCAATCGCGACGGTGTGCGTGTGTGCGCCAAGGGCGACGGTATGACTATGGGCTCCGATAGGCACGCTGTGCGCATGGTTGCCTGCGGAGGAGGTATTGGCCGACGTTACTGCGGTTCCGCTACCCGGCGTGTAATGGCCTGCGGCAACAGACGTTGCCCCATAAAGCGTCACATCCGGCGGCGTCCTTACCCCCGATACATGCGTATGTTCGCCTGCAGCATTGGTTGATTTCGTACCGTAATCGAAGGTGCTTGTTTGACGGGTACCGTAGTCAAATGCGCCGGTTGTCCTGGCCCCCAAATCAGTAGCAGAAACGCTGACGGGATGGTCATGGAACAGGATGCCGTCGAGTTCCTGAGATAACACCCCACGACCTGCTGCTGGTTTGCCTTTCACCGTCCAGCCACGCATATCCGGGATCACACCTGACGGATAGGCCGCTGCCAGAAACGGATAAGCGCTGGTATTAAATGCCTGCCCCGCCATCAAGACATAACCTGGGGGGATGTTATCGGACGGCCACGGAATCGGGGTGCCTACTGGGCAGTTGTTGTAACCGTCGTGGTGAATCATCTTCCACGGGTTAAATTTCCCGTCGCAGACAGCAGCAAAGCCGATTAAATTACCGTAAAAATCAATGCCGATAGTGGCGTTAAAACCGACGCTATTGTTATGTGCAGAGTTAATGTAATGCTTCCAGGGGTGACCGCCGGGCATCCCGTTTAACGCGGATGGGCCATTAAAAAAACCTGAACGCTGACGCAGTTCAACAGCAATATCACCGACTAACTCAGCATAGGTGTTAAGACCCGCACCTTTCGGTACACGCCCCTCAGCATTTTCATTAGCTTTTGTTGCGACATCGAATGCTGTTTTGACAGCCTTCGGTGTGGCGGCGAACTCCTCAGAGTTGCTGTCGGTACCGCTGTAGAGCCGGACAATGCCTTTTTGCGCCGTGGTGGCGTCCTGCGCGACGTATTTTGTATTGGCAAAATCAGCGACCGCTTTAAGCGCTTTTGATGTGGCTGCATACGCTTCTGACTCACTGTCGGTTGCATTGCTGAGCTGCACAATCCCTTTCTGCGTCGTGGTGGCGTCCTGCGCGGTATATTTTGCGCTGGCAAGGTCATATGCCGTTTTCACCGCTTTCGGTGTGGCGGCGAGCGTCTCCGACAGGCTGTCGGTTGCGCTGCTGAGCTGAGTAAAGCCTTTTGCGGTAAGCGTGGCATCAGGGTGACGGCGCGACTGCTCATGCTCAAGGAGTTTGCTATCAACATAGTCCTGTGAGGCGAGCACGGTTGTTGCGTCAATACTCAGCTCAACAGATGCCAGATCCGACAAAATGATAACCATGCGCAGGGTTTGAGCGCGCCCTGACCCCTCTTCAAGCTTTGGCTTGTAACTCTCGGCCATATTGCTGACAGCAACCAGCGTGCCGGTGTCGTCATAAAGCCCCATTTCGCGCAGCCAGAATCCGCCCGTTTCCGGAGGGATAACCAACTCGGCTACGATGTAATTTTTATATTTATTATCCTGGCTAATTTTATTCAGCTTATTGCGCCAGACCTCATTAATCAGCTTCGTCTGGCTGGCTGCAGGTTCAGGAAGATTACCGCCGCCATCTCCGACCGCCATCGCAGTAATATTCACTTTTTTACCGCCTGGTGTAAGCGCAGCAGCAAATTTTGCCGCGCCTGCGGTGGTAACTACCGTTCTGTATTTCGTTGTCATGCTGTTCTCGCTTAACCCGGATAAACCGTAATAATGTCGCCGTCGTAATGTGTCCCGCCGGCGAAGAGATATCCCGCAACATCCTGAATGATATTGAGCCCAATGAGATGGCGGCTGGCAGGCTTGGCATCGGTGATAAGCCGCTCCATCTCGTTATACATTTCCTCCGTGATACCCGTTTCGAGTACGCCAATATCAAGGCGGAACGTACCTGGCGGATCGTTGTTTTCCCACCACTCAATTATGTTGATGACATAGCCGAGTGGCTCAACGACACGGCGCACCGCGCCAATGGTTCCTTTGTGAGAGTGAATAAAATAGGCATTGCGAATAACGTCGCGTTTGGTCTCTTCCGGCCAGGCTTCATCCCAGCGGTCAACGGAAAATGCCCATGCGAGCCACGGCAATAAGTTTGCCGGGCAGGTATCGGGGTTCCACAATTTGCGCAGCGGTATTGGCGTATTTTCAATGGCCACACAGGCACGCGCTGCCGCCACCTCAAGCGGGGTTGAACCCACGGGTAACAAGCGCGAATCACTCATCTGAACCTCCGATTTCGATGTTGAAATCAGAGCAATAAGAGGCCTGGGTTTTATCCAGCACAATATCTGTAGTTGGCAACGCAAGCTCTACACGCTGCACGCCCTCTACATGGAGCGCTGCATAGATGGCTGATTTACGGATATCCCGGCCGAGTCGGTGTTGCGCCGTAATATAGGCTCGTAATTTTGCAGCAGCGGCGGCACGAACAGGCTCGCGTTCAGGGCCGGGATAAAGGAAGAGAGAAGCACGGATCTGATAGTCAACGATACTGGCTGATTGCACCGTCACGCGATCGGCCACCGGCCTGACATCTTCGCCACTTAACGCGTTGCGAACCACTGTGAGCAGATCGGATGATGCTTCACCATTGCCGTCGCGGGATAGGACGGTAATAGTGACGCAAGATGGTGCCGGGCTTACAACAGAGATGTCAGCCACGCGTCCGTCAGAGCTCCGGCCGTGAAATTCATAGGCACCGACCGATCCGGCTACACTCAGACCTTCCAGTGCTTGCTGAATACGCAGACGAAAATCGCTATCCGTTTCCAGGATGGCTGCAACGGGTGGGATAGCTGTATTGTCAGCGGGCGTGATAATCAGGCGAGACACGTTGTAGTTTGCACCAAGTACATCGAGATCGCCGCCTGAGGCATACGCCAGCATCACCGCGCGGGCCGCTTCGTTGACGCGCTGGCGCCAGATCACTTCGCGGTAAGCGTTCTCTTCGAGAAACTTGGTCAGCGGCTCGGACTCCAGCGCCAGCGTACGGGCGATGGCCTCCTGCTGATCGGCGGGAAAGAGTGAAACAAGGGTCGTTTTGCGCTCATCCAGGATGCGCTCATAATCCAGCGCCTCGACGACATCGGGCGCGGGCAGTTGGCTCAGATCGATAATCGGCATGGTATCAACTCACAGGAAGGGTTAAAGAGAGGGACTCGCCGGTACTGGCAAGCTGGCCGGTCAGATTGACCACCATCTTGCCGTCGAACTGACGTTCGGCCGTCACCGCGCTGAGGGTGATGCGCGGCTCCCATTGCAGCAGCGCCATATAGCAGGCCACCTGAATTTGCAGCGCCAGCGCCGGGGTTTGCGGCTGATCGAGCATATCGAACAGCAGCGAACCGTAATCGCGGCGCATCACGCGCGAGCCCACCGGCGTGCGCAGAATATCGCTGATACTCTGGCGGATATGGTCGACGTCGGTCAGGCTGCGCCCGCTGGTGCGATCGAGGCCGAAATAACGTGCTGTCATAAAGGTGCTCCTGTGGTGCCGCCGCTGTCGCCGGGGTGTTGGTGGCTATGCAGCACTTTGCCGTTCGAGGTGAGCGAGCCGCCGCTGTGCGTCACATTGCCGCTCATCGTGCCGCCTTTTTGCACCTCCAGCGTGGCGGTGATCAGCTTATTGGTGCAGACCACTTCCGGCGTATCGAGGGTGATGCGCGTCGAAGCTTTCACCAGCACTTGTGGCACGCTGGCGGTAATCGACTCGGAGGCGGTGATATCGGCGGTTTTAATGCCGCTCACCTTCAGAGCGCTGATCTGCGGTTCATATTCAAACACCGCGCCATCGGGAAAAGTGACGTGCCAGGCGTCCGCCGAGGCGGAGGGTGCCGGATGATCGTTGGCATAAATCCCCGGCATCACGAAGGCGGTCTCCAGCTCGCCGCCGACCGCAAGCAGTAATACCTGCTCATCGACGGAGGGTGCCCACCAGCTGCGCGAACGCCCGGCGCGGTGGGTTAACCACTGCAGCCAGTCGGTCACCATACCGCCGGTCTGCACCCGGCAGCGCCCGGCTTTCAGGTCGACCTCAACGATAATTCCGGTGCGGATCATATTGCGAAGCTGGCGGGCCAGCTCGTGAAGCGAAAGTTGTCTGTTCATAAGCGAAATGATGCTATGCGTCCCCGGTTTTGAAAATTGAACAAGGCTGTCCGGCTTTTGGCACAACGCAGCCCGTGGCGTATGGCGCAGGCGATCACGCCTGCCAGCGGCTCACCAGCTCGCCGTTGATATAGAGCTCTTTCGGGCGGGTGACGAAGGCCGGCGGCAGCGGCTCCGGCAGCGTTTCGGCAATCAGCGCGCCGTTGAGCTCTTTCACCTGGGTGCGCTCGGTCAGCTGGAGCACCATCGTCACATCCTGGGTACCGTCGGCATTGGTCAGCAGCGTCCAGCTAAAGCCGCCTTTCTGCCCCGCTTCGACGGAGAGAATGTCGGGCTGGTTATCGCGCAGCCACGCCATTACCGGCACAAACAGCGTGTCGATATCGCCGCTGAAACCGGTGATGGTGACGTTGAGGCTGAACTGTTTTTCAAACGATAAGGAGCTGGCGAGCGTGGCGATATTGCTGCCTTTATCGACCCACAGGCGCAGCATCGAGGGGGTATCGTGCAGCGCCGGGACGGCGTTAATCAGGGCGCTGCGCAGAGAGTTGGGTTTTAGCATTGATCTCATCCTGGCAATGTTTAAGGGTTTCAACTTGCAGCGCGCACTGCACCAGCGCGTGCTCAAGCTGGCGGATATCGGCGCTCAAATCGCCGTTAGTTTGCGGCGCGCTTGCTGGCATCGGGCAGAGACTGACCTGCGGGCAGCTGTTGTAGACAATGAGCGGCGGAGGGGCAGGCGGGGCGCTGGTGCACCCGGCGCACAGCATCAGGTAACTCAGTGCGATACCAGTGGCGAAAAGCCTCGTTCTCATTTAATAACCTCGCGATCGCGTTTTCTCGTTGCAGCGCCTGCGCGCTGGCGGCATCGAGCTGCTGGCGCAGCGTGACCTGCGCCTGCTGGTTCTTTGCCGCCAGTTCGGCAGTGGCGTTGAGGGCAGTTTTAAGGCGCGTCAGCGTGGCGTTCTGCTCCCGCGCCAGCTGCTGCGCGTTGGCTAAAGACGCACGCAGAGCGTGGTTTTGCTCAAACAGCCACAGCCCGGTCAGCGTCGCCAGGAGCGCTATTACCACCACCAGGCGGGCACTCATTTCACCCCCTGCAGGCACCAGTCGCGCTCGCGCTGGCGGCGGTTTTCCAGCCCGCGGTTGCGTACGCCATCGACATAGACCCAGCGCGGCAGCTGATCGCAGGCCTGTTTCCACGCCTTCTGGCGCAGGTGCCAGGCAAGCGTTGAGGCGCACGCCGCGCCGCTGCCGACGTTAAAGGTGAAACTGACTACCGCGTCATAGACCGGTTGCGGCATCTCCACCGGCACGCAGTGCGCCAGGCGGCGCTCAACGTTCAGCACGTCGGCAACCAGGTTGACGGCGGCCTCTTTTTCGCTGATATCGCGCGTGGGAATCACTTTCGCCGTGTGGCCAATCCCCGAGGTCCAGACTCCCGCGCTGCACTGATAGGGGCGCAGACGGCAGCCTTCAAGATCGGTAATCAGCGCCAGCCCCGCCTGTGAGGTGTGCAGCAGATGAAAATCGGGCAGCAGCAGCGCCAGCGCCAGCACGGCCGCCGCGCTACAGCGTTTAACGGGTAAGCCCATTGACCACCTCCTGGCTCACCGCACAGGATTTGAGGAACAGATAGCTTTTACGGCGGTAATACCAGTTCACGCCGACGGTCATGGCGACGCCGAGTGCGCCGAAGTAAGCAGCAAAGTCTTGTGGCGTCATGGCGCCAAAAAAGGTCAGGGCGACGCTAATCCAGTAGGCCAGCGACGAGCTGATTCTCTCGATACTTACGCCCATAGATTTACCGTCTCCTGCATGGTCTGCACCGCGACATCGGGCAGGGTGATGGCGGTGCCGTGCGGGAGAACCACCCCCAGCCCGGCAAGTCCAGGATTGGCGGCCAGCACGCGTTCGACGACGCCCGCCGTTCGCCCGTAGTAGCGCAGACAGATCAGATCGAGGGTGTCGCCCTGTTGTGTTATCGCATTCATCGTTTTGCGTCTCTTACCATCCGGAAGGTTTTTTCCATGGTTAAGTTTCCGCAACAGAGAGGCTAAGGGCTATGAATTGGTGCTGGCGCGTGGCTGGTACAACAACGGGGAGGAAAAAGCGACGCACCGGGCGAGGGAAACGCTAGCCGGTGCGTAAGAGTACGGTAAAGAGAGTGGCCGGAATGGCGTTCGGCGGGCTATTCGGCTTTGTAATAAATATCCTCATCATCGGGAGTAGTGTTCTCGCTCTCTGCCAGATCCGCGATCAGGCTTAAGGCCAGCTTCAGGTCGGAAGGCTTGCAGTTGGCGATAAGCGACACCTCGGCAATGAATTGCACGCATGCCCATTTGTGCTGAGTCTTATTTAGTCGTTCAAAGACCATGAATTCCTCTCATGAATTCTCTTACTGTATGTATATACAGTATCATAGGCTGGATATTTATGGGAAGCGAAGATTATTTTGTCTAATCACTATGTCGCTGATAAAAAAACAGTATTGTGAAGTGACAAATATTCTGACCATCTATTGCTTGCCAAAAAGTCATTATTCTTAATGATGTTGAGATCGGTTTTTAACCTCCCGTTTCGTTCACTGAGGATCCCTTCCCGCAGCCGGTGGGTGAGTTGCCGCCGCTGGTAATCTGTTAGCGGTTTACCCGGCTCGAAGGGCGTACAGTTATTGACAGAACTCCAAGCGGGCGCAGCCGCGCCCTGAAAAACCGCCGCCGCGCGCTTCGGCACGATGGTCCACTTCTTCAGGCGCGTCAGCACCGGCGAACCGCTACCGATTACCGTGTCATACACGCCGCGAATACGAACCGTCGGTTCGCCGTACTGGTTAAATTCACCCTCTGCTTCATACAGGGTGCGTACCTGCAGATCGTCACGGCGGACAAACGGGCCGCCCTGAGCATTGACGTAGCTGGCCCAGTCGCCGTTATCGGCGGCATCGTGGACGTCGGCGAACTCCACGCTCAGCCCTTTGGCCGTGGCGCTGTCGGCCATTTTGCGTAATTCCCGGTAGACGGTGACCGGTGCGCCGCCGACAAACTGAAACTGGCGGATATGCCAGCGCGCCGCCCAGGCGGAGACTGCGCAGGCGCTCTCTTTCAGCGGCGTGTCCGTTTCGTGGTCGGTTTCATTATCCAGCGCGTAGCCGTCAATATTCTTGGCGATATACTTCGCTACATACCCCGTTGCGCTCCCTTTTTGCGCATCGATCGCTTCGGCATGAAAACGGGCTTTTCGCGCCTTCTCGTTGCGTAACTCTTCACTATCTTGCTGGTGGGCAAAATCGCGCAGGATCTCACGCACCTTCTCTCGGTCCTGCGGTTGCATAAACAGCAGCAGATGCCAGTGCGGGGTGCCATCGTGATGCGGCTCCGCAACGCGGATACCGAAAATGCGCAGGCCGTCGCGGTGCAGCCTGGCGCGAATGCGCGCCCACAGGCGGGTGAAGTATCCCTGGGTTTGCGCCGGGCTGGCGCCGTTCCATTTCAGATTGCGATGCCCGGTATGGGAGGTGGCGTGAAAGGCGGCAGGCGCGGTCAGCGTGTAAAACTCGCCGACGTAGCCAAGGGACTGACAGATAGTTTCGAAACCGCGAATGCGCGTCATCAACTCGCAGCGGCGGATCGCCGGGTTGGCTATCGACCCATCATGCTTATCAATCAGGCTAATGCGGTTTCCCTCTTCATCCTCCAGCTCCATACTTTTGAGAAAGGCCCGGTGGCGGCGCTTCTGCTCGCGCCAGGTGGTGATGCAGTCCCGGCTGGCGTAGGGCTGCGTTTTCCGGCTCACCAGCCCTAGCGCGATATGCAGATGTTCGCGCCACTGGGCGGCGGCGCGGCGAAGATGACCGCGCCACCACTGCTCGTTGAAAAGACGGATCACCGCCGGGGCGAGATCCTCCGCGCAGACGCGGTGTTGCGTCACGCGCTGCCAGTGCGGCGGGGTGACGTTAAATTGCAGGGCGATAAGAGCAGCGTGGTGATACCAGCGGTGCAGGGTTTTCAGCTCGGTCTGCTCATCGGCATCAATATCCGCCAGCTCGCTACGGATAAAGTGGGCGATATCTTCCGCCAGCCGGTCGACGCTGGCCCGGTTGCAGTCCGCGAGCTGGTTGTAGCGGTTAACCAAATCGACCAGCCGGCCAGCCAGCGCCTGCTGGAAAGCGGTATCAAAATGGCCATTGAAAACTGCCTTTGAGACGCGTGATTGCAAACAGTCGATCTGGTAGCGGGCATTCACTGCCTTCAGGCGTGGCAGGGTTTGCCTGGCGAAGCGCAGCAGAAAGGCGTGCGCCCGCGCCGCGCCATGCGCCTTTTCCAGCGCTTGCTCTGTGCGGCTGATGGAGAGGCGCACGCAGGCGGGTTGCAGCGCCAGTGCGTGACGCGCCTGCAGCACCGCCGCAATATGCTGATTGCGGCGGTGCTGTTCGGCGTGAGTCCGGTAGGGGCTGGCGATAGCGCTGCGCGGCGCGTTCCAGGGGTAGGCCAGGCTGACAGCCACTTATGTTCTCCTGAAGTGCTTATCTTTCTGTTCGGCGATCTGCTGGCAGCTGACGCAGCAGGTCACGCCCGGCAGCGCCATGCGACGCGCCTCGGGGATCGGCATGTCGCAGCATTCGCAGGTTAAGCGAGAGGGGAGGAGTAAACGGCGGCGGGCGTGCAGGATATGCCGCTCGCGCTCCTCCATTTCGCGTTGTTGAACGCCATCCATTTCATCGGCCATCAGTGCAGCTCCAGCGCCTGGTTATCAATATGGGTCGCCTCCTGGCGCAGCAGCTCAGCAGCGTCGCTCCAGTCGAGGCGCTGGGAGGCAATAAAGCTTGCCAGCGTAGCAAGGCGGGCAGAAACGGCACCGGCGCAGCGCAGGCGTTCGTTATTGCGGGCTTCAGCCAGCAGCAGCGTGACTTCATCGCCACTGCGGGCGGGGGAGTGAATCGCGGTCTTTCTCATGGTAATTCTCCTGAATTTGGGCAAAGGGATGCCCGACGGGTTGACGTCTTGGTTTGAAAGTTGGGGTTAAAGCGGCATGGTTAGCCGTTTCGGAAACAGGCTGACAACGACGCGAAAGTGGTTCATGGCGGCAATCAGCGCGCGCTTCTCCTCGAGGGTGAGCTGCTGCGGGTCGAGCGCCTGGCGGGCAGTGGGGACGCGGGCGAGAAAGAAGATCGCCGCCAGCGCCCGGGCATTTGCCTCATACTGCTCGTCGCGTCTGTTGCGCATATCGTCGATAAAGCGCGCCACCTCGCTCCAGCTGTCCCCCCAGTGGCGGCCGCGAAGTTCGCTGATGTGGTTTAACCCGGTAAGCCGCTCGCCGGCACTCAACGGTGTGCTGGCGGCAGGTGAGGTGATCGCCATAGATCCTCCTGCGTGAGCGTGAACTCGCAAATGCAAAATTAATCGAATGAGGTGGTGGAGCGCCGGTCGATGTAACGGCAGTCGATAGCCTGCTGCGTTAATTTATCGCGCCAGGCTTTGACGTTAATCAGCGTGCGGCTGCGTTTACCGGCGTCGGTATGCTCGCGGGTTGGCGCTTTGAGCAGCACCCCTTCATCGAGCCACTGCCACACCAGACGCTCGCTGATACCGCGCATTGCGGCGAAATCCTTCACTGTCATCGCATCAGACATCGCCGAGCGGATCAGGGTTTGCAGCGCCGGCAGCAGGGCGGACATCAGCTCATCCATCTGCCCATGTGAAAAGGTGCTGAATTGCATTTGAGAGCCGGATAACGGATGCGACGGCATTGATTTTGCATCTGACATATCGCATTATCTCCTGTTGTTTGAAATGTAGTGCACTGCTGTGCATTTTGGTCGATGAACAGCAATATAAATCGCAAATGCGATTGTGTAAATCACTTTTTCGATGTTGGTGTCCATGAGTGAAAACAAGATGAGTGTTCAGGATGTGGTGGATCGCATTGCAGCGTCCTACTCCGTATCCAGTCAGAAAGCGCTTGCCGAGGCGCTGGATGTGCCGGCGAACAATATCAGCAGCTGGATCCAGCGGGAAAGCGTGCCCTATAAAGCGGTGGTCAAATGCGCGCTCGATACCGGCGCGGATCTGCACTGGCTGGTGAATGGTGAGTTTGCAAATGCGAATCTGGTCGAGAAGCCGCAGGTAAAAGGCAAGGCATTGTATGAGGAGATCCTCTCGGCGGGCGGACGCCCGGTGCTGCGTCGCATTCTTGATGCCTATGGCTTCCAGATGCAAAAAGATCTGGGCGATTTGCTCGATATCTCTTCAGGCACCATCAGCACCTGGGTGCGCCGCGACTTCTTCCCCGGTGATGTGGTCGTCACCTGCGCGCTGGATACCGGCGTCTCGCTGAAGTGGCTGGCAACCGGGCAGGGAGAGATGTACCCGGCACCGGCTGCTGCGCAGAACGATGCTGTTATTACCATTCCGAAATTCCGCCATGAGTCTGGCGAGCTGAAAGAGGCGGGCGTCTGGGTATTGGATCCGTCGCTGGCACCTGCCGCTACCGATAGCCTGCGCTTTATTGACGGGCTGCATGCCGGCTGGCTGGTGGATACCGCTGCGCAGAAGATTGGCAACGGGCGCTGGGTGATTGGCATTGATGACGCGCTGGATGTCTTTGATGTCGTGCGCTTGCCCGGTGGCAAAGTGCGCCTGAGCAATAACGCGGTCGATTTTGAGTGTGGCGTAGCGGAGATCGCGCCGTTCGGCGTGGTGCTCTTTACGCTGGAAAAGCATGTGTAAGCGGCAATGACGGTCAGTAAACAGAAGAGCGGAAAGTGGCTCTGCGAAGTCTATCCCCAGGGGCGCGACGGGCGGCGCATCCGCAAACAGTTCGCCACCAAAGGCGAAGCGGAAGCCTTTGAGACGTGGGCGAAGCGGGAAGCGGAGGAGAAACCCTGGCTCGGCGAGAAGGCCGACCGCCGCCGCTTAAGCGAGCTGATTGCGCTGTGGTACAAGCTGCACGGTCAGTCGCTGGCAGCGAGTAAATCGCGGCTGGCGAAGCTGGAGATTGTCTGCCGCGGGCTGGGCGATCCCATCGCCGCGCAGCTGACGGCGAAAGCCTGGGCGCACTACCGTGATAAGCGCCTGAGCGGTGAGATCGACAATGGCTACACGCCGGACCCGGCAAAGTGGAAAGTGAAGCCCATCACCGTCAATCGCGAGCAGCACTACCTTAGCGCGGTGTTTAACGAGCTTACGCGGCTGGGTGAGTGGTCGCTGCCCAATCCGCTGGAGAGCGTGCGTCCGTTTCGCGAAAAAGAGCGCGAGATGAGCTGGCTGACGCAGGCGCAGATCGCCGAACTGCTGGCGGCCTGTGTCCGTTTCGGCAATGTCGATTTAACGCGGGTGGTGAAAATTTGTCTCGCCACCGGCGCGCGCTGGCGCGAAGCTGAATCCCTCACCCGCACGCAGCTGTCACCCAATAAGCTCACCTTTGTTAAAACCAAAGGCGGCAGGAACCGCACCGTGCCGATCCCGCAGTGGCTGTTCGACGAGTTGGCTCCGCTCGAGGGGGCGCTGTTTCAACCCTGTTATGCCGACTTTACCCGCATGCTGGCCACCACCTCTCTTGCCCTTGCCGAGGGGCAGAAAACCCACGTTCTGCGCCACACCTTCGCCTCGCACTTTATGATGAATGGCGGCAATATCCTTGTGCTGCAGCGCATCCTTGGCCATGCCAATATTCGTGAAACCATGCGTTATGCCCACTTCGCTCCCGATCACCTCGAAGAGGCAGTGACGCTCAACCCGCTGGCGGCGTTCAATGGCGGCAATGTGGCGGCAGAAGATGCATAA